GATAGATTACAACAATTACCTTGGTGGGAATAATTATTGTTTATTGTTCAGAGAACTGATGTCTTTAAGGGTACCAGGGGGAACCAATCAGAGCTCTTAGGTTGCATTACACCTTAAAATTATCTCATAGAAATCCCTAAGGTTGGGGATTGATGACTGACATCCCTACCGGGGACTAGTAATCATATGCTCGGGGTAGGATTATTAACTGCGGACTATGCCTACCCCTCGCATCGTCTACATTCGTAGACTCTGCTCGTGGATTAATTATATAATTATAATTATAGTTAAGAGTAATTAGTTAATAATAAATTATATATATATATATATATTATTATATATAATTATAATTATAATAATACAATTATAACTAAAATGAAATAGTACTTGACAAATTAATAATTTTATGATATACTATTTGGGTATAATATAAATTCGTCTTACAAAAACTAAATGATTGCCGTCTTATGACTCTAAACAAATTACATGCTTCTATGAAAGATGACATGGGTCGCTATAGGACTCAGAGTTTGTTCTGGGAGCTACGTTATGGTGTAGATGCGAAGTATCCCCCTATCTTCACCCTCAAAGCAGAAGATATTGAACGTGAAGGCGTTAAGTATCTTTCCCTCAAGAAGTTATACATGGCCTATGATCATGTTCCAGGACTTGAGTATGAGTTCGCAATGGACGTATTCAATTCCTGGGATCATTGGCAAAAGTTACAGGGAGATACAATCCCTACGATTAAAGACGAGATTAAAGCTTGGAGAGATGAACTAGACATTCGCATTAAGGCTAAGGCCATTAAAGCACTCATGACTTCTTCACTCGATAACGATTCTAAAGGCGTTAATGCTGCAAAGTATCTAGTTGAAAAAGGTTACCTCTCTAAACGAGGTCGTCCGTCTAAAGAAGAACTTGAACGCGAGAAGAAACAAATTCTCGGAATGAATAAAGACGTTGCTAGTGATCTAGAACGAATTGGTTTAAAGGTTGTCAATAATGCTTAACTATCCAGATCAAGATACATTCAGAGCTTACTGCGTTACTAAGAGCTATCCTAAACAATACAACGATGGCTTGAAGAAAGCTCTTGAAACTGATCTTGGTGTTTCTGGTTTATCACTACCAGACTTAATGAGACTCTACTCTGCAACTAATGGTTCAGAGTACTTGTACCCATAACATGCCATTCATGACTAATGGTCGTAGAGACTACAAAAAAGAACTCTCTTGGGAAAAGACAGAAAAGCCTAGCAGAGTTAAAGACAGAGCAAAACGTAATGCAGCAAGAAAAGCAGTAGGTCTTAAAGTTGGTGATAGTAGACAAGTAGATCATAAGCGTCCACTTAAAGGTGGAGGTAGTAATAAGAAATCAAACCTACGAGTTGTATCTGCAAAAACAAATTTAACAAAAGAAGCAATGAGGAAAAAACGTAATGGCTAAAATAACACTACCTACCATATCATCTGGTTATGCTACCACTACTCAGCTTAACAATGCATTTGATTCAATAGAAACAGAATTTCAAAATAAAGTTTTATATCGAGACAATCCATCTGGCGAACCAAACGTCATGGAACAAGATCTTGATATGAATAGTAACAAGATAATCAACGTAAGTGATGTAGAAGTAGGAGGTGTTAATATTTTAACATCAATGCAAACTATTTACGATGAGTATGAAGCACTAACAAACAGGGTAACAATTAGTACAAGCTCTCCAACAGGTGGTACCAATGGAGATATTTGGTTTAAAGTAAGCGTTTAATTAAGGGAGAAGTAAATGGCAGCATTATCAAATTACGCAGAGAAGTTATTGCTCGATTGGGCGATGACTACAGGCTCTGCAACACGACCAACAGCATGGTACGTTGCATTATACACTGCAGCTCCAGATGATACAGGTGGTGGTACAGAAGTTTCAGGTTCAGGTTATTCACGTCAATCAGTAACATTCGGTGCAGCATCAAGCCCAGGTGGTACGACTTCAAACACAGGAGCAGTTACATTCACAGCATCTGGTGGTTCTTGGGGTACAGTATCTCACATTGGTATCTTTGATAACTCATCTGGTGGTAACTTGTTATGGCACGGTTCTATGACTGCATCTAAGTCTGTAGCTGACGGTGATACACTAGAATTCTCAATCGGCAATATTGATCTAACTCTAGCTTAATCATGGCTGATGGCTTTCGTGTTCTCGAAAATGGGGACTATAGGATCACGGAAGCAGATGTGTTCCGAATCACTGAGAAGTTCTCTGAACAGTTCAGTGATCTAAGTGCAACTGGAAGTTTAAGTGCACTTCAAAGTTTAAAGCAAGTAGGATTTTTTGATAATGGTGGTGAAGGATTCTGTGCATCAGTAGCTACTTTAACTAAGTATGGTGCAAGTGCCCTAACAGGTACAGGTACGTTAGATAATGTAGGTAATCTACAAGCAAAAGGATTCTCTAACTTATCAGCTCAAGGATCTTTAGATTCACAAGCTCGTGTAGTTAAATATGTATTTGCAGATTTAAGTTCTACAGGTAGTGCTTCATTTGATGGATATAGCACTTACAGAACAACAGTAGACCTAGCTGCAACAGCATCTAAACTATCTGAAAACTATGCTAAGTTTAGTGGAGCTACACATAACTTTAATGGTGTAGCTACTATTACTGAAAACTCTAGACTCGTTGCTTATAGAAATTCAGATCTACAAGCGACAGGTACACTAGCAGTAGTTCCAACACTAAGATTAAATGGAGCTACAAGTTTAACAGGCACAGGTAGTTTAAGTTCTATTGGACTTAGAATTAAGTTTGCTGAATCAGCTCTTAGTGGAACTGGTAGTATAGCAGCAGATGGTGATAGTAAGTTAGGTGGATCTACAAGTTTAAGTGCTACAGGATCTATTACTCCTGAAGGAACATTGATACCATTTACTTCAACAATGTATGTAAAAGTTAGTGGAACATGGAAGACATCTACTCCCTATGTCAAACATGTTGGTACTTGGAAAGAACCAACTAGAATATACAAAAAAGTAAGTGGTGCTTGGAAGAGGGTTTACTAGATGCCTCTAATTCAATACGGACAAGTAGAATCAGGAATCATTACAGATGTAACTCGTATTACTGAAGCATCAGATACTAGAATTACAGAAGCAGGTGATACTCGTATTACAGCTGAAATAGCCGTAAATAACAGTACAGGTTATTTAAACGCAATACCAACATTAACTACATTCTTTCAGAACATGTATTACAATGTTGGAGGTTCTTGGAAAATATCAACTCCTTATGTTAATCATAATGGAACGTGGAAACTACCAGATCAGATTTATATTAAACAAAGTGGCAATTGGAAAAGGGTCTATTAGATGGCAAATGTAAAAATATCAGGATTAACCGCAGCGGGTTCCGTTGCAGGTGCCAATGAATTTGAAATAAACGAAGCAGGTACGAGTAAGAAGGTTACTGGTACTCAAATTACTACGTTTGTATTTAGTGGCAATGAAATCTCAATGCCAGGCACTGGTTCCTTAACACTTCCAAAGGGTAATGACGGAGCTCGTCCAGGAACACCAACCGCTGGTATGATTCGTTATAATACCACATCAGGTGGTTTTGAAGGTTATACAACAGCTTGGGGAGCAATTGGTGGTGGTGCCTCTGCTGGAGGTGTCATCTATGAAAATTCAAATAGCATCTCATCCAATTATACATTAAGTACAGCTAAAAATGGTTTTAGTGTAGGTCCAATCACAGTCGCTTCTGGCGTAACAGTTACAGTTCCTAGCGGTCAACGCTGGGTAGTATTATAGGAGAAATAGATGGCTTCAATAGATGCATCAACAAGTGGCGCTGGTGGAATAATAACCACTGCTGATAACACTGGCACTTTAAACCTACAATCTGGTGGCACTACTATTGCTACTATTAATAGCACTGGATTATCTATGGCTAGTGGAAAAGTATTAGCTCCTACTGGACCATCATTTTCAGCTAGTTCATCATCTACATCAAGTATATCCCACGCTACTAATACTAAAATTCCGTTTGCTACGGAAGATTGGGATACTAATTCAAATTATGATAATACCACAAATTACAGATTTACTCCTACAGTAGCTGGTTATTATCAAGTTAATATAAAAATTCAACTTGATAATACTGGTTCTGGCGGTGAAACATATACAGCTTTGTATAAAAATGGATCTTCACATAAACGAGTAGGATTTACTCCAAATATTGCTTCCACTCAAAGATCTCCAGTAGGTTCTATTTTAGTTTATTTAAATGGATCAACAGATTATGTAGAAGCTTATGTTTTTCAAAATACTGGAGGATCTGTCCCATTAAATGGAACTTCAGAATTTAATTATTTTCAAGCGTTTTTAGTGAGGGCTGCATAATGACATTATACGAAAAAATTAAATCAATATATCCACAGTTAGAAGATAAAGATTTTATGACTGTCATCATCTTACAAAACGACTCTGATGGTCGTGGAGATTACATAGCTAAATGGGAACATCCTACATTAGCTAAACCAACAGAGGAGCAATTAGCATGAGCAGTGTAATCATAGCGGGGGATACTTCTGGCACAGTAACACTATCAGCACCAGCAGTAGCTGGCACGACAACACTTACGTTGCCATCAACAAGTGGCACTGTAGTTACCACAAACACTATGCCAGCTGGAAGTATGTTGCAAATAGTAAGTACTACAAAAACAGATACTTGGTCAAATACTACACAAAATGCATGGAATGATGTAACAGGGCTATCAGTAAGTATTACCCCATCTTCTTCATCTAATAAAATTTTAGTGACTGGTCAATTAAGTTATGCAGCATCATCAAATTTATATTTTAGAATAGTTAGAGGTTCAACAGCTATTGCTGTAGGTGATACTGCAGGCTCAAGAATTTCTTGTACAGGTGCTAGTGGATATAACTTTGCTGATGGTAATGTAGGTGAAAATGCTACATTTGAATATTTAGATTCTCCATCAACAACATCATCAACAACATACAAAATTCAAGTATATGGATTTAATATCGCACAATTTGTAAATAGAGTTGTTACTGATTCTGATAGTAATGTATCCCCTAGAAATGTAAGCACCATTACATTAACGGAGGTAAAAGCATAATGAAACATCAAGCTATATATGCACTATATCCTAATGTTGTTATGATTAATGACAGCACAGGTGCTTTTGATAAAGATGGAAATAAAGTAGAAATTAATTTAGATTTAGTTAATGCATGGGTAGATCCAGAAGCATACAAGGCTAAACGTGCAGCAGAGTATCCACCATATACAGACTATCTAGATGGTATCGTCAAAGGTGATAACGCACAAGTGCAAGCATACATAGACGCTTGTAACGCAGTTAAGAATAAGTATCCTAAAGGAGCAGCATAATGGCAATGACACTTGATGGCTCAAATGGAGTCACGTTTAATGACGCATCTCTACAAGCTGCTGCAGCGTCACCTTATGTGCTAAAGAACCGTATTATAAATGGTGCTATGCAAATATGGCAAAGAGGCACAAGCATTACAACTAACGGAGCTTATACAGCAGATAGATGGACTGAAGTAAGTGGAAACTCTAATCAGCATATACAATCCACAGATGCACCTACTAATTTTGGCTATTCAATGCAAATTATTGGTGTTGGTGCAAATATGAACCAAAGAATTGAAAGTTTAAATTGTCAAGATTTATCAGGACAAACAATTACAGTAAGTTTTTGGGTTAAAAATACAAGTGGAACAGATGGTTTAATTTTAGGTTTATATTATCCTAATACTGCTGATAATTTTGGTTCTCTTACGCAAATTGGTTCAAATATAACAATATCATCTAATCCTTCTTCATCTTGGACGCAATATACAACTACATTTACTAGTTTACCAGCAGGCTCTAAAAATGGATTAAGTTTATATTTGGCTAGATTAGGAACTGGAGCTGTATCAACAACTTGGTATCTTACTGGCGTGCAATTAGAAATAGGCTCAACAGCAACACCATTTGAACGCAGACTTTATAGTCAAGAACTTATTAACTGTCAGAGGTATTGCAGAACTATAGGTCCAGCTGGAGGAGATGGAGCAATGTTTAGTGGAGTTGCTTATCTAACTAACAACATTATTGCATCATATACCTTTCCAACAATGAGAGTTGCTCCATCTGCAACTATTACAAGTGCAACTTCTCTTGATGTTGTAGTTGGTAATAATGTAATCCACAATAATAATACTTTTTCAATAAGTGAATTGACTCCAAATTCAGGTCAACCAGCTGTTAGTAATAGTGGAACTCCTTACACAATAGGTCATGGAGCAGTTATTCGTTCTGATGGCATGGCTATAATTTTATCTGCGGAGCTATAAATGTATAAATTATTTAAAAATGTAGTTAGTGGAAATATAAATACAGTATTAAGAATTGCAGATAATTCTTATATCCCATTTGACCCAGCTAACACAGACTACCAAGCCTACCTTAAATGGTTAGACGAAGGCAATACGCCAGAACCAGCAGATAAATAATGTCTAAGCTTACTCAAACTGAACTAGAATCAAAACTAAGTACACACGAAGAGATCTGTGCTTATCGTTATGAGTCAATCAATGCTAGACTTAAACGATTAGAACAGATCCTATTAGGCACTGCTGGATTTGTTATTGTATTCTTACTAACTCAGATATTTAATAAATAATATGGATCCAATAACAATATTATCAGCATTCTTACCTGTAGCAATGGACCTAGGTAAGTCTCTTATCAATAAATTTGTAGCTCCTGATCAATTTAAGCCAGCTACTATAGAACAATATACTCAAATGAAGTCTATTGATCTAGAATTCTTTAAAGTTATGAATGAGGTAGGAGCAGGTAATCCATCTTATCCATGGGTAGAAGCCATAGTTAGATTAATGAGGCCTATAATAGGGGTTCTTGTGCTTTCTACATGGGTATATACAGTATGTACAGGACAACCTAGTGAAGAAGTTAATAACTTTGCTAGTGCAGTAGGTTTTTACCTCTTTGGTGAAAGAAGTTTATTCTACATTAAGAAAAAATGAGTTTAACAAAACACTTTACTCTTGAAGAGTTAACAGCGTCAGATATAGCAGCAAGGCATGGAATAGACAATACTCCAACTAGCCCTTTAATTTTAACAAATTTAAAGACTTTAGCAGAAGGGTTAGAACATGTCAGAACATTACTGGGTAAACCTGTTATTATTAATAGTGGCTATCGTTCTGTTATGGTTAACTCATTACTTGGAAGTAAACCGTCAAGTCAACACACAAAAGGACTGGCGGCAGATTTTATCTGTCCCTCTTTTGGAACACCTAAAGACATTATTAAAAAGATTGTATCTAGCGATATTAAATATGACCAAGTTATCTTGGAGTTTGATCGCTGGATTCATATTAGCTTTTGTGAAGAGGGTTATAAACCTCGTAAGCAAGGGTTAATTATAGATAGTAAGGGTACTAGAAACTTTAACTAAAAGGAGAACGTTATGCCAATGGTCGGAAAAATGAAATTTGCTTACACAGAAAAAGGTAAAAAAGAAGCTAAAGCCTACGCTAAAAAGTCAGGCAAAAAGATGGCAGCTAAGCCTATGAAAAAGGCTGCTAAGCGTGGCTAGTAAGTCAAAAGTAAATCAGGCAGGCAACTATACCAAACCAACTATGCGTAAAGCTTTATTTAATAAAATTAAAGCTGGCAGTAAAGGTGGTGATCCAGGTGAATGGTCTGCTCGTAAAGCTCAACTCCTTGCCGTGCAATATAAAAAAGCAGGTGGGGGTTATAAGTAATGGCTCTTGCTAAATCTCAGCAGTCTTTAAAAGCTTGGACTAGTCAAAAATGGAAAACATCTGATGGCAAACCAAGTAAAGGTAAAAAAAGATATTTACCTGAGGCTGCTTGGAAAGCATTAAGCTCTTCTGAAAAAGCTTCTACAAATAAAGCTAAAGCACAAGGTAACAAAGCAGGAAAACAGTTTGTTAAACAACCAAAGAATATAGCAAAAAAAACAGCGAGGTTTAGATAAAATGAAAACACCAGCATGGACAAGAAAAGAAGGAAAGAATCCTAAGGGTGGATTAAATGCCAAAGGAAGAGCTTCCTATAAAGGTGGAACTCTAAAAGCTCCTGTTAAATCAGGTGATAATCCACGCAGAGCTTCTTTCTTAGCTCGTATGGGTGGTATGCCAGGACCAGAACGTAAACCTAATGGAGAACCAACTAGACTATTGTTATCTCTTAAAGCTTGGGGAGCATCATCTAAAGCAGATGCTAAAGCTAAGGCAAGAGCTATATCTGCTAGAAACAAAAATAAGAAATAATGAAAGATAAATTAGACTTAATTAAAGAGTCTGCTGAAAACGATTTATCAGTTTTTATTAAACTCGTAGCACCCCACTTAATGTTAGGTGCAGTACACGAAGAACTAATCCAATGGTGGACTCGTTCAGAAAGTAAGAACAATCAATTAGTTCTTCTTCCTCGTGGACACATGAAGAGTAAACTCGTTGCATATAGAACAGCTTGGTGGATTACTAGATATCCTGAGACTACAATTTTATATGTATCAGCAACAGCTGACCTAGCTGAAAAACAGTTATACGCTATTAAACAAATTATTGATAGCCCTATTTATCGTAGATATTGGCCAGAGATGATCAATATAGAAGAAGGTAAACGAGAAAAGTGGGCGGTATCTGAAATTGCAGTAGACCACCCTCAACGTAAATTGGAAGGAATTCGTGATGCGACTTGCAAAGCTGTTGGTCTTACATCTAATACCACAGGTTTTCATGCTGACGTTGTGGTTCTTGACGATATTGTTGTTCCTGGCAACGCTTATACAGCTGATGGTCGTGAGAAAGTTGAATCTGCTTACTCTCAGCTTGCTTCCATTGAAAATCCGGGCGCTAGAGAATGGGTCGTAGGTACTAGATACCATCCAAAAGATATATATGATACCATGGTAGGGATGAAAGAGACTCTCTACGGTGATGACGGTGATATAAGTTCTGAAGAAGAAGTATACGAATTGTTTCAAAGAGTGGTTGAGACTGAAGGTGAGTTTCTTTGGCCTAAACAAACACGAGCAGATGGTAAGAAGTTTGGATTTGATGATAAAGAGTTAGCTCGTATTAAAGCTAAGTATATAGACACTACACAATTCTATGCTCAATACTATAATAATCCAAATAGTGAAGACACTGCAAGAATTAATGCAGATAAGTTTCAGTACTTTGATAAAGCTATACTCCAGAATAAAGAAGGAGATTGGTATATTAGAGATAGGAAGCTTAATATTTATGCTGCTATTGACTTTGCTTTTTCTCTTCGTAAAAAAGCTGACTATACTGCCTTAGTTACTATAGGTGTTGACCACCAGGGTAACTTCTATATACTAGATATTGATAGATTCAAGACTGATAGAATTGTAGAATACTATGAGCATATTGTAAAATCCTGGGAAAAGTGGGGATTTAGAAAACTCAGAGCTGAGGTTACTATAGCTCAACAAACGATTGTTAAAGAATTAAAAGAGAGCTATCTTAAACCTAATGGAATACCTCTTTCTATTGATGAGTTTAGACCAACAAGGTCACTAGGTGATAAATACGAACGTATTGCTGCCGTATTAGAACCTAAGTATGATAATTTACAGATTTGGCATTATAAAGGTGGTAACTGTCAATCATTAGAAGAAGAGTTAACAATGGCTCATCCTCCTCATGACGACATTAAAGATGCATTAGCTAATGCTATATCTATTGCAATGATTCCTAAGCAAAGAGTTGGGGCATTTTCAGTAGGTAAAAACATTGTAACTCATAGCCGCTTCGGTGGAGTTTCTTACTAAGGAAAAATTATGGCTGGAAAAGTAGCACAACTAAGACAATTAATGGATAGAGAAGGCCTAGCAAAACGTTTAGCAGGTCTCTATAATAATTGGTGGATTCAACGTGATGATAAAGAAGTAGAGTGGAGAGAACTCCGTAACTATCTATTTGCTACTGATACTACTAAAACAACCAATTCTAAATTACCTTGGAAAAATAAAACAACTCTTCCTAAACTAACTCAAATTAGAGATAATCTTCATGCTAACTACATGGATGCTTTATTTCCTAATGATGACTGGGTTAAGTGGGAAGGTTATAACTTAGAAGCTTCTACTCATAACAAGCGTAGAGCTATTGAGTCTTATATTAAAACTAAACTAAGAGAATCTAATTTTAGAGAAACAGTATCTCAGCTTCTTTATGATTATATTGATTATGGTAATTGCTTTGCAGATATTATTTATGTAAATGAAAGACACACAGATCAATACACAAATCAAGAGATTACTACTTATCAAGGTCCTAAATTAGAACGTATATCACCATTTGATATTGTATTTAATCCTACAGCTAAAACTTTTAAAGAGTCACCTAAGTTTACAAGGTATGTAAAATCTGTTGGCGAACTTAAAAAAGATATTAAATATCGTACAGATTTAAACTATGATGAAGCTGCTTTTGAAAAAGCTATAGCTGTACGTAGAAATATTTCAGCATTTAAAATGGAAGATATTAATAAAGCTGAAGGATTTAGTGTAGATGGTTTTGGTTCTCTTCAAGAATACTATCAATCAGGTTTAGTAGAAATTCTTGAGTTTGAAGGAGACCTCTATGATGAAGTTAAAGGTGAGTTACTAGAACGTAGAATTATTACAATTATTGATAGAAGTTATATTATTCGTAATATTGAGAATCCATCTTGGCTTGGTCGTGACTCAAAACATCATGTAGGTTGGAGAGAAAGACCAGATAATCTATACTGCATGGGTCCTTTAGATAATTTAGTAGGACTACAGTATCGTATTGATCACTTAGAGAATCTTAAAGCTGACGCTATGGATCTTACTATTCATCCTCCTATGGTTGTTAAAGGAGATGTAGAACCTTTTGAATGGGGTCCAGAAACAACAATTCACATACCAGAAGATGGTTCTGTAGAAATGTTAGCTCCAAATGCTGCAGCTTTCCAAGTAAATAATGAGATTGCTGCTTTACTAGCTCTTATGGAAGAGATGGCTGGTGCTCCTAAAGAAGCTATGGGTATTCGTACTCCTGGTGAAAAAACTGCTTTTGAAGTTCAACAGTTACAGAATGCAGCTGGACGAATATTCCAACACAAGATTAACAAGTTTGAAATTGAGTTCCTTGAACCAATCCTCAATACCATGTTAGAAATGGCTAGACGTAATCTTGATATTGCTGAAATTTCTAGAGTAATGGATGATGATCTTGGTGTAGCCGACTTTATCTCTATTACTAAAGAAGACATTACAGCTAAAGGTAAACTACGTCCTATTGGAGCTAGACACTTTGCAGCTAGAGCTCAGCTTATTCAGAATATGCTTGGTATCTTTAATAGTCCAATGGGTCAAGTTATTGCTCCACATGTTTCAGCTAAACGTCTTGCTAAGATGGTTGAAGAGTATATGGGTTTTGAGAAGTATGAATTTATTAAAGATAATGCAGCTATATTTGAGCAAGCAGAAACTCAAAAACTTGTAAATCAAGTTCAACAAGAGATGCAAATTGAACAAGCTACACCACTTGAAGAGGATCTTTTAGAACCTCAAATGGAAGGTGAGCTACCTCCAGAGGCTATGTAACAAATATTACTTGACTTTTAAGTAATTGTATGTTATAATTATCCTATGGATTTAAAATCTGAAAAAGCTAAAAGCTTATCAAAACAAGAAGTTTTCGATTTACTTAAAGCGTATATCACTGACCAAGTTGAATTGTCTAGACGTAAATGTATAGATGAAGAGAATTTTTCTCTTCCTTCTTGGGCTGAATATCAAGCTTATCAATTAGGCTTCCAAAAAGCATTTCTAAAACTTCAGTCTTTATTACCTGACAAAGGAGAAAGTAATGTCTGAAGACAATAAAATAGCTGAACCTAGTACCAACGAAGTTCAGAACCAAGATAACCAACAACCCGTATTCCAGATTCCGACAGAAGCTGCTGAATTAGTGGGAGATGGTAAGAAGTATAACTCTGTAGAAGATGCGTTAAAATCAGTTCCTCATGCTCAGAAGCATATTCAAACTTTAGAGTCTGAATTAGCTGCTGCAAGAGAAGAACTCACTAAACGTAAAACTACTGAAGAACTTCTAGATGAAATTAAGTCTGGAATTCAACCACAGATTACCTCTGCTGGATCTGAATTTGATCAAGATAAATTATTGAAATTAGTTGATCAAACCTTAGAGCAAAAAGAAAGACAAAGAGCAGCTAAGACTAATGCTGAAACAGTAGCAAATAAGTTTACTGACAAGTATGGTCAAAAAGCTGAAGAAGTCTACAATACTATTGCTCGAGATAGTGGATTAACTGTACAACAATTAAATAGCTTAGCAGCTAGTTCTCCCAAGATTGTACTAAAACTTGCTGGTCTAGAAGGAACATCTGCTCCAGTAGCAGGTAAACCAACTAGTTCAGTTAATACAGAAACTCTTGGTAATAAGCAAGACCCAAATCAGTTATCTGCTAGGGTTAAGCAAGGAGCGACTACTAAAGATTTAGTCAATGCATGGAAGATTGCTGGCGAAAAAGTTAAATTAAATTTATCACAATAATAAGGAAAAAACATGTCACAATTAACTAGTAATACAACTGCCTTTATTGAGGCACAACAGTATTCACAGTTTATTCTTGATAACTTACATGATTTCTTACTACCTGAAGGTATGTGGAGAGATGTATCAGACTTTGGTTCTGGCACTACTTTAAACATTAAAACAGTTGGTACTGTAACAATTCAAGATGCAGCTGAAGATACACCATTAAACTTTAACCCTATCGACACAGGTACTATCACTTTAGGTATCACTGATTATGTTGGTGATGCATGGAAAGTGTCTGACGACCTCCGTGAAGATGGTGCTCAAGTAGACTCATTAATGTCTATGCGTGCAATGGAATCAACTCGTGCTCTTGGTGAAAACCACGAATCACGTTTCTTAGCTACAGCTAACGCTGCTCAAACTAACGCTAACGTAAACTTAGTTAACGGCCGTCCACATCGTTGGGTAGCTGGTGGTGCTTCTGCATCTACACGCGTTATGACATTATCTGATATCATTGCTATGAAATTAGCATTTGATAAAGCTAATGTTCCTACAGCAGGCCGTATCGCTATTGTTGATCCAATCGTTGAAGCAACATTAAACAGCATCACTAACTTAGTTAGCGTATCTAACAACCCAATGTTCGAAGGTATCGTTACAGAAGGTTTTGCTAAAGATCACAAATTTGTTAGAAACATCTTTGGTTTCGACATTTGGACTTCTAATCGTTTACCAGTTAAGACTGCTACAGAAGCATTAAACGCTTCTTCATACAACTTAGCAAACGATACAGCTGAAATCGGAGACGTAGCTAACATGTTTATGTGCGTAGCCGATGACTCAACAAAACCAATCATGCATGCTTGGAGACGTGCTCCTAAGACTGAAGGTTGGAGAGACAACGAAGAACGTGCTGATAAGTATCAAGTTACTTCTCGTTTCGGTTTTGGTGCCCAACGTGTTGATACACTTGGTGTTATTTTAACTAGCGGTTCTACATACTAAGGAGAATAACATGGGTTTTGAAATCGACGGTAAAAGAGGCGTAGCTAATTACTACGGCGTTAGAACAACAAACGGTAAGTTTGGTGGTCAACAATCAACTAAGGATGGTATTGTAAAATCTGCAGTTTGGGATTTTGATTACAATGATCTTCCTACCTACGGATCTGGTGCTCTTCACTTCCAGATTCCAGCTAATGCAACAATTGTATCAGCATTATTATATGTTGATGTAGCATTTACTTCTACATCTACAACAACTGATTTAGATATCGGTTTATATACTGCTGCTGGTTCTGCTATTGACGCTGATGGTTTAATTACTGCAGCTAACGCAACGCAAACAGCAATTGGCACAGCAGGTAACGTAGTTACTGGTTCTGGTGCTTTAGTTGGTAAAACAATTGGTTCATCAGCTGGTGAATTAGTTGTAACTCCTACAGTATCTGACTTAACAGCAGGTGCAGGTCGCATCGTTGTTGAGTGGGTTTACAATAAGGACTAAGCAATAAACTGGGTATGGCCTTTACATTAGTAAGGGCCTCTCCCTTTTTTTATAAGGAATTCTAAATGACGATACAGCACTCACTAATTGCGGATGCAGATTTACATGAACCAAAAGGTGTAGTTTCTGCAGCGTCAGGAAAAGTGTATCAAGCTAATGGCTCAGGTTCAGGAACTTGGGTATATCCATCTGGTAAAGTTCATGGTGAAATTTACATAGATGCAGGTGCAACTGCACAAACTCTTTCAGGTTCTTCTGCCTACTCTAAGTTAAATCCAACTGGAGAATGGACAGCAGGAGTAACTAATGTCTTAACACTTAGTGCTGGTAGTGGTACTATCACTCTAGTAGAAGCTGGTACTTATATGATTAACTTCTGGACCCAATTTACAACAGCATCTATTGCAAATGGAACTCTATACAATTTTAAATATAACCTAGATGGTACTAATAGTAGCAGAACTTTAACAGTTTCTAAATTTAGTAATGGTGCTGATAAACTACATATTTCAGCAACAGGTTTATTAACAGCTACAGCAGGTCAAGTACTTTCTATGTATGTTGGAGGAGATGCAACATCTTCTTCTACTGCAATTACCGTATTAGAAGCAGGCTTATCTGCAATTAAATTATAGGAACTCATCATGGCTAAGATGACACTACTTGAAATTGTCCAAGACATCATGTCCGATATGGATTCTGATGAAGTTAACTCTATTAATGATAGTGTAGAGTCATTACAAGTAGCTCAACTCGTTAAGTCTACTTACTACAACATTGTAGATGGTAAAGACTACCCTTGGTTATATGAATTATTTCAGTTAGGTACTAGTGGTACAGTATCTAGACCTACTCATATGAGACTCCCTGAAACAATCATTGATCTTAAATGGATTAAATATGATTGTAAGAAACCTGGAGAAACTCGTAACAGATTTACAAAGATTGAATACAAGACTCCAGAAGAGTTTCTAGATATTACTGATCAACGATTAAGTACAGACTCTAAAATAACAGTTGTAACAGATTCTACAGGTATTAAAATCAATGTATATGATGATAGAGCTCCTAGTTATTTCACATCTTTTGATGATGACTACCTAGTCTTTGATGCCTATAATTCTGCATTAGAGTCTTCTCTACAAAATAGTAAAACACAATGTCATGGTAAACGTTCAGTAGCTTTTACTCTATCTGATACTTTTACTCCTGACCTTCCAGTACAGATGTTTACTTATCTACTTAATGAAGCTAAATCAGCTGCATTCTTAACTCTAAAACAAATGCCTAATCCTAAAGCTGAACAAATTTCAGTATCTCAAAAACGTAAGATGAGCCAAGAAGCTTGGAAGATTAGTAATGGTATTAGATATCCTAATTATGGACGAAAGGGAAAAGTAACTAGGATGGGAGGTTACTAATGTCAATGCTCACAAGTAATACACCAGCATTTATTAACGCAGAACAATACGGAAAGAAAGGAAAAAAGAATGGCAGAAAAGTGGATACAAAAAGCAATCAAAAAGCCAGGAGCATTAAGAAAAGCTCTAGGGGTAAAAGAAGGTAAAACAATTCCTGCAGGCATGTTAGCTAAAGCTGCTAAAAAACCAGGTAAGATGGGTCAACGTGCTCGTCTAGCTCAAACTCTAAAGAAAATGAGTAAAAAGAAATAATGAAAACATTTACAACTCCTAACGGAAAAGAAATACAGATCTTTAGAGATAAAGTATCAGCTCAATATAAACTTCAATTTAGTTCTGGTGGAGAGTTACCAGAAGAACTAACTGGCATCTTTACGAATGAACTCTTTGCTGAAACTGCTATTAATAAATACCTAGAGAAACAAGAAACTAAAAAAGTTAAAGCTGAAACTAAGGAGTAGTAATGGCTGTAGGTAATGAGAAGATCTATAGATCATTCACTAAGGGTCTAATTACTGAGGCTAGTCCTCTTACATTCCCTGAGAATGCTTCTATTGATGAACGTAACTTTGTCCTTAATCGTAATGGATCTAGATCTAGACGTCTAGGTTTAGACTACGAAGGAGGTTACTCTCTCAAAGCTACAGGCTTTTCTACAGCTGCCCTTCAAACAGGTAAACAATCTTTTCATAAGTGGGATGTACCTGGTGGTGATACCACAGTAGCTATTGGTGTTATTCGTATTCTTAATAAACTTTGGTTTATTGATTTACTTACTAATGCTCCTAGTGCTAACTTCCTTAATGGTGGTTCTTCAATCACTTTAGCTGGCCTTAATACAGCTGATATTGAAACAGCAACAATTAATAATAAATTAGTTATTGTTTCAGAAGATTTAACTTACCCTATACTTCTTTCTTATAACTCATCTACAGATATAGTAACTCAAACCGATATTATTGTAGAAGTTCGAGATATTTGGGGTGTAAATGATAGCTTACTTGTTAATCAGCGTCCTACTTCATTAAGTAATCTACACAAATATAACTTAAGAAATCAAGGTTGGGCCCCTACAATTCAAACAAGTACGGGTGCAGATGCTATTGATAGAACCTTTACTCAGATTGGTCAGTACCCATCTAATGCAGATGCTTGGATAAATGGTAAGATAACTAATCCAAGTTCAGGAGATTACGAGAAGTATGATGGTCAGACTATGGAAAATAATTCACAGTCTAACTTCCAAGTAGCTAAAGGTAGCTATATTATTGATGCTTTTAATAGAGGCACTGAACGACAATCAAATTCAGGTTTAACTGGGTTACCTCTAGATAAAGAGAATGGTTCTTTTTCAACTATTGCTTCTTATGCTAGCCGTATTTTTTACTCTGGAGTTAATTCATCTATTACAAGTGGAGACTCTAGATCACCTAATTATAGTGGTTACATATTCTTTACTTCTATTGTTACTGGTGATGATAAGTTAGGTGTCTGTTATCAAGAAGCTGATCCTACAGATGCTGAGATTAATGATCTAGTTACAACTGATGGAGGTACAATCCAACTTCCAGAAGCTACTCAAATTATAAAAATTGTATCATCACAGTCTTCTTTATTAGTTTTTGCTGATAATGGTGTATGGGAAGTTTACGGAGATACAGGTGGCTTTATTGCTACTTCTTTCCAAACAAGTAAAGTATCGACTAATGGTGTTAAAAATGCTAAGTCAATTGTAAATGTTAATGGTAACTTTGTTTACTGGTCTAAAGCCGGTATTTATTTACTTACTCCTGATGCTGCATCTGGTAGATTTTCAGCTAAATCAATTTCATTAACAACAATTCAATCTTTATTTTTAGAGATACCTACAGTTGGTAAGAACTTCTGTAAAGGTTTCTATGATGAAAAAGAAAATAGAGTTAGATGGCTTTACAATGATACTGATACATATACTACTAGTAACTATATTAATAAATATAATAAAGAACTTGTTTTAGATTTAACATTAGAAGCTTTCTATGTAAATGAATTTTCTAGTTTAGTTAGTAATTCACCCTATATAGCTGACTATGTGGATATTCCAGGTTACTCAGTAACAACTACTGACTCAAATGTTTTAGTAGGAACAGATGAAGTTATTGTAACTTCTACTGATAAGGTCATTATTACAGAACCAATAATTGCTTCAAGAACGACACAGTTTAGCTTTTTAACTTTAGTTGGAGCTTCCTTTACAATATCTAAATTTGTAAATAGAAGTTTTACAGATTGGGAAACAGCTGGTTCAGGAACAGGAGTAAGTTATTCTAGCTATCTAGTAACTGGTTACGAACTCTTTGGTGATATTATTAGAAATAAACAAATACCCTATATTTTCTTTTACTTTAATAGAACCGAAGATGGATTTACTACAGTAGGACCTGCCCTCACAATTGATAATCCTTCCTCTTGTTTAGTACAAGCTCAATGGAATTGGGCTAATTCTGCTAACAGTGGTAAATGGGGTAACCAGTTCCAAGCGTATAGGTTATTACGAAACTATATTCCAAGTGGTTCAGGTGACCCATTTGACTATGGAGATTCTGTAATCGTTACTAAAAATAAACTAAGAGGTTCTGGTAAGTGTGTTAGTCTTAAGATTGAATCTGAAGCTGGTAAAGATATGCAAATACTTGGTTGGGGAGTCTCTGCAGTAGCTACAAGTAAACCGTAATGAGTTTAAAAGTAATATATAAAGAAGAAGACAACGGGTTTGTTGGTTTAAGTTATGAACCCTTTTTACAAAAAACTGTAATGCACCTTGAATTTAAAAAGTGGAGTGTTCAGGAATGTAAAAGGTATAAACAAATTTGGAAAGTCATTCTTAAATGTTTAAGAGATCAAGGTTTCACAGAAATATATAGTCTTTGTGATTCAGAAAAAGAAGCTAAATTTAATAGGTTTTTTGGGTTTAAAGATACTGGGTATAAAGCTCAGACAGATAAAGGTACTAAATTATTATATAAACTGGAGTTATACTATGAAACATAAAAATGTAAGAAAAGTAGGATATGGTGGTGCAGTAGCAGCAGTAACTTCTGTTGTTAAAGCTGTAGGTCCAATTCTAAAGGTAGCATCTGCTATTGGTAATGTAGTTAGTCCTATAATAGGGGTTGCTAGCTATATGCAACAAAGAAAAGCTACTGGTCAAGCAGCTGAAGCTACTACTCGTCAAACACAATTACAAACTAGACTTAATGATATTAATGCTAGACGTCAAATGATTCAACAACAAAGAGAAGCTCGTATTAGACGTGCTCAAGTTCTAACAGAAACTACAGGTGGTGGTTTAGGTATAACAGGTACTTCTTCTTCAGTTGGTGCTATTGGTGCTGTATCTACTCAAGAAGCTAGTAATATAAGTGGAGTTAGACAACAAGGAGACTTTGGTAGAGCTATTGGTGAAGCTGGTACAGAAGCTTATACAGCTATGGGTGAGGCTAAAGGTTGGAGCCAAATAGGTGGTATTGCTGGAGACATCTTTACAAAGACAGGTGGATTTGAAAAATTTGAAAGTATTTTTAGTGGTTAGTCTAGGATAAACTAATGGAATTTTCTGAAGATTTTGTATTACCCGAGATAGAAGTAACAACTAAGCCTGTACCTGAAGTACAAGCTAATGATGATGCTTTCTATGCAGCTGGTTCTTATGGAACAGATCCTGTTAATAACTATACTCAAATGTATGGTGAATTAACTCAAGGAGGGTATTCTCAATCTTTAGAAGATGCTAAAAAGATGTGGATGACTGAGCAGGATTCCCGTAATAAAGAAGCTGTTTTAGGTCTTATTAATGATCCTTCTATTCCAAGAGAACAGAAGACAAAGATGTTATCTATTTATTCTACTACGGGCTATCTATCTAGTGATATTAAAGATAAGTATGTACAAAGGATTGCCTCAGTCACTAATGGTAATACTCATTTAGATGACTCTTCACAAGATACTAATGTAAACTTGTTACCAACTAAACAAGCTGATATAGCTGAACGAAAAGATGATTATAGTAAAGAGTCTTTCTTTGATACTATTCTTGACAATATGCCTAAGGTTTATGAAGGTCTAACTCCAGGACTTATTCTTCGAAAACCAAATGGTAGTATTGATTGGTCTAAAACACTATCACCTAGTCAAATAGCTAAAGATGTAGGAGGTGAGCTTTTAGGTCTTGCTAACTTCTTTAGTTCTCTTCCTAATTTCCTTGAGTCTCGTGGTCATGCTTTTACAAGTTTAACTAAACAAGCACTTAATAAAGAGAATCTTGAATGGAAAGATGCTATTGCTAAAGGTGAAGAGTGGGCAGCAACTAGTCCAATAGTTTCTTGGTCTGATTGGAGATTAGAAACAATTGTTAAAAAACTAGGTATTGAAAAAGAATTTGAAACTGTAAAAGCAGAATATGAAGGTTCTGTTATTAATAGCATTATGGGTGGTGTAGGAACAGTTATTCAAAAACTTGACGATAAAGGGGTTGAATCTGGTAAAACTAAACCAGGCCAAGTGCAAGTTCTTACTGACGCAGCTTTAATCTTTGGTGGTCCTCTATTTAAAGGTGGTAAAGCACTTACTAAAAAGTTTACTAAAAAGGATGAAACTATTGATGTTCGTCCTGATAGTCCTATTGATAATACAGTAGCAGCTAATCCAGCTGTTGCCTCTCCTCTTATAGAAGCTGGAATTAAAGATCAAACAGGACAAACTGCCCTAGCTTTAGGAGCAGAAGATCCTGGTGTTCTTGTACATAAATATGTAATGCCTAAGACTGTAGAAAAGGCAGCTGATGTACGTAACAACCCAGATCTACATCAAGATATTATCAAGATGAATAAAGATCTAGAAAACGTTTTAGAGAATACACAATTTGATCCTAATGTTATTGATATAGAGCAACGTAGAAGTGATATTACAGCTGTAAATAAAATTATTAATGAGTCTTCTTCTCCTACTTACATGCAATCTAACTCACTAGTTAATGTTGCAGATACAGTATTTGAAGTTAAAGCTGTTTTTGGTAGGGATAGTAACTACTTCTTTAACTCTAGAGAGAGTGTTATTAATGCCTATGATAACATTAAACAGGCAGTAGAAGCTATTCCTGAAGATTCTAGAGGATCTGTTTACATTAAAGATAGACTTACTGGTCAGAAGTATACTCCAGATTCTTTACGAGCTGATCCTAAGTTTACTGCAGATGTTATGGATAATAAACAGTTCTCAATTGAATGGGAATATAAAAAAGAATATGACTTACTAGATGCAGTATTAAGAGGTCCTCAATCTGTACAAACAGTTTTAGACTTTGGTTATAAGCTTGACATTTCTAAAATAGCTCAAACAAAAGTAGGTAAATGGATTACTCCATCAGGTAAGTTCGCTCCTTGGATTGAACAAGGTTTAGGTAGACAATCTGAAAGAGCTGCCTATTTATCCTCTCAAACTCTTAACTTAGTTAAACAAAAACTTGGAGATGGTAAACTTAAAAACGAATTAGCTACTGTAGTCTTTGATGCTCAAGAAGCAGGCAGAGAACTCTTTACAAAAACTGAACTTACTCTTAAGTTTCCTAAACTATCTTCAGCTGAAATTAATACTCTTTTTGAAAAACAAGTATACTGGAGACAGATTAATTACTTTGATTTAGCCTTAACTGATAGGGCTAGACGAAATGAACTCATTGGTAAAGGTTATAGAAATGGTCTCTACAAAGATGATAAATATATAGGTGCAGCTAGAAAAGACTTTGCTTTTATAGGAGAAGGTAATCTACCACCTAAATCAGTATGGGATCTTACATTAGAGCTTCCTGTAGAATTTGAACTAGATAGAGCTAAGACTGATGGTGTTTATAATATTGGTGGAAAACAACTTGTAGTTTTAGAAAAAGCATTTACTGATACAGCTACAGGAAAGATTTATGAGTATGGTCTAGTTGGTGATAAAGTTAAACTTGATATTTTACCACAAAAACTTATTAGAAGAATTCCTGGATATTCTCCAGTACTTTATAAAGAACACTTCTTTATTGATGCTATACCTAAAGAATTAAATGTTAATGGGTATCAGATCATGGATAAAACTAAATTAGAGAACTACTCTAGATCCGTGGCTGCTGCAACTACTAAATATGAAGCTGACGCTCTACTTAAAGAATTCCAAACAAGATTACCAGATCATAATGTTTCTTTACGTAAAGCTAGAGAAGAGTCACTAGGAGATCGTGTATCATTATATGAAGTACATGGAGATGTAGTTCGTAATGCTTTACGTCGTGGTGAAAGATTACCATCATTGCATGGTCCAGCTCGTCTTGAAGATCCACTTACAGCTTTAATTAAGACATCTCAAAGTTTAGCTCGTATGGATGCATTACGTTCCTATAAGAATGTATTTGAATCTTACTTTATTAAGAACTATAAAGAGTTCCTACCAAGAGTTAGAGAAGGAGAGTTCCCTCCACGTATTGAACTTATTGAACCTTTACCAAGAGCTATGAGTGCTGTTGAGAAAGCTAAGTTTGAAAAAGCTAAAGCAGAGTATGAACACTATAGTACTATTACTTCTTTTGCTGACTGGTCAGATTCTGTTCCTAGTCTATTTGTAGGTGTAGCTGATGTACTAGAAAAATATAAAATTCCTGGTAATATAGCTCGTGAAATTGGTAATAAAAATATGATTATCAATGCTCCTCAACGTCTTGCATCTTTATTCTATATTACTCTTAACGTACCTAGACAATGGTTTGTACAAACACAACCTATCTTTGAAATGGTTGTAGCTAACCCTATCCAAGGATCTAAGAATGTAGCTTTAATGCTTGCAACTCGTTTAGCTATACTTGATGAAGCTAAAATGCTTAAGCCTTACAAAGGTGCATTAAATAAATTTGCTCATGATTCTGTAAAAAACTTAGTAGACAAAGCTGAGTTTGATGCTACTGTGAAAGCTGTTAAAGAATCAGGTTTACTACAATCAGTTGATCAAAACTTATTAGTTAATCAAATTCTAACTGATTCTACTAGACCTTTAGTTGAAACTCCTCTTGAGAAAGGAATGGCTGGAGTTACAGCTGTTCCTTCTGCTACTGTTAAGTTAGCTAGAGCAGTTGGCTTTGATGCAGCTGAAATGTCTAATAGACTATTTATGTGGTTACAAGCTAAAGATTACTGGAAAGAACAAAATCCTGGTAAAAACTGGAATACTCCTAAAGCTAAAGAAGAGATTTCATATGAAGCTTGGAGACTATCTGGTTCTATGAGTAGAGCAGGTTCATTACCATATCAACGTGGTGCTTTATCATTCTTGATGCAGTTTGCTGCTATTACACAAAAGCAATTTTTACTTGGATTCCAAGAAGGTGGAAGTATCTTAACCAGATCTGATAGAGCTAGGCTTTTAGCTTCAAGAGCGTTACTATGGGGTTCATATGGTGTTATTGGAGGCAAATTAATAAGTGATGCTTTAATTGCTACACAAGATCCAGATATTCTTAAAGTACGAAATGAGTTAAGACAAGGTGCTTATGACAGAGTTATGAATGGATTCTTTAAAGCCTTAGCTGGTGATGATATTGATCCTAGCATTAACTTCTCTAAAGATATTAACCCTTATGGTGAATCAGGTTTAGGTATTCCATATATTGATTTAATGGTTGAAATTGTCAAATTGTTAAATGGTGATACTAGTGGATTTAGATTCCCAGCTATGTCAGCTATAGGTAGAATACCTGATACTATTAATACTATTAACTCTTGGTTTGTAACTAAAGATATATCTGAACAAAACTTTAGTAAAACAGTATTAGAAGCTTCACGTTTTGCTTCTGGTATGGATAACTGGGCTAAAGCACAACTCATGTTAGCTATTGATGATAAGCTTACGAAACAGGGTAAACCATTAGGTTTAAATGCTACTCGTGCCGAAGCTTTTGCTCAAATAATTGGTTTTACTACTACTAAAGAAGATGATATTTGGGCAGCTGGTAAAGTTAGAAAAGATAGAACTACTGAAATTAAAGATATGGCATCTAATATCCACAGAGAGATTATTAAGATTATATCTGATCCTGAACTTAAAAATGATCCTGATCTTGAATCTAAGAAACGTCAGCTAATGAATAGTTTCTTAAGTGTTCTTCATGATAAGGATAGTGTAAAATGGAACAAGTCAACCCTTAAAGAAATCAATGACCAAGTATTAGACTTAGATAAAGAAACTAGAAAAACACTTAAACGTAGTCTAATTGAGTATACTTGGACTAAAATGAATGGTGAGTACGATAAAAATAATCAAAAGTTAGAAAACTTATTAAAAAATAAAGAGAATGAGTCAACATTCAATTTACTTAATTCGATACACGGAAGGGAAAATCCATAATGGCACAAGAACGTTTTTCACAAACAATGACTCTACCTAGCTATGCAGCTAATCCTGTATCAGATAGAGCTGGACTAATTTCTAATGATGTTTCTCAATTAGCAGGTACTTTAGGATTTGTTTCAGAAGTAGCTGGAGAAGCTATGAAATATAGTGCTATGAGTGAGGTTGAACAATCTATTAAAAAGGACATTGAGGACTATCAAAAACAAAGTCCTACGTATTTAGCACAAACTAATCTTGATGTTAAAACTATGCAAGATAAGTTAAATGATCCATCCCTAAAAGAATCTGAAATTCCTGGTATTGTTAAGTCTATAAATGACAAAGTAAACTTCTTACAAACAGCTAGAGATCAACGTAAGATTAATGACTATGAATTTACATCTAGAATTAATCAAGTTACTCGTGAAGCTTTAGCAAAGAACCCTGGATTTAGTAGAGAGATTCTATCTAAGGCTCAACAAACTCTTGACTTAAACAATATCCAACAAACTATTAAATTAGATGCTGCTTTGTATGAATCACAAAGAAAAACAGTAGAAGAAGAAAGACGTAACTTAAGAGAACTAGGTGAAAAGTACTTACTTAGAGCTCCTGAAATTGTAGGTGAAGATGGTCAAAAGTATCTTGATTATGCTGCTTTAGATAGAGAAGTAACTAAAGCAATGAATGATGAACGTACAGCTAAAGGTATAGAACGTTTAGCTACTACTACTAAAAATATTAATGAAATACAATTACAAGAGATTGTAAACAACGGTATTCATTGGTCTGTAGTTAATGATTCTTATAGATCTGGGTTATCTCAATTTAATACTTTAATGAAAGATCCTAGTGTTCCTTTAGATAAAAAGATTACTACACTAGACTTGTTAGCTAATCAAATGAAGCTAGATTTTAACACTAAATTTGGCAGATTCTATAACAAACCTGAGATCAAAGAGGCAGCTGATTTCTATACTAAACAGATTGATGGTGTAGTTACAGCTCTTAAGAATGATTCTACAGGTAAAAACTACGCTGAAATCCTTGAAACTAACTCTAAGATTAACACTAAGTTATCAGAATTAGAGTTACGTAATATGGGTATTGATCCTGTTTATACTAAAGTTTTAGGTGACCTTGCTCCTTACCTTAATAAGTTTAATCTTAATCCTAAAACAGAAAATACTTTAATTAATTGGTCTAATTTAGTTCTTGAGAAATCATTACAAAAAATGCAAAAAGGTGATAGTAATCCTAAAAATCAAGAAACTGTTGATAATGTATTCCAAAAAGGTACTATCACTCTTCAAAATGGTGAGAAAGTTTCTATCAATGCTGGCTATCTAAACTCATCAGCTAATAATATTAGTAAGGGTGATGCTACTGTTGTTCCTGTATTTAAACAATCTTTAGATAATTATATTGCATATATCAATTTTGACTCAGATTTCTTATCTACTAAAGATAGACAAGTACAACAAAAGAAACAGTTTGGTGCTATGGAAGAAATGTTTAAACAAATAGGTGATCCTAAGTTTAAAGAGGCAGCTAAATACATTGATGGTTATCAAGCATCTCAACTTTTAAAAGGTGTTGATGAATATAACAGAGTCATCTATAATAACTTTATGAAATATAGAGCTGAAAATCCTAATGAGAAAGTTCGTATCAGTCAAAACTGGGACGGAACACTTATTGCTACAGGAGGCTCAGAAGAGTTTAATACTAACTATGTTGGCCGTATTAATACAGCATTAAAAGCATACTCTACATTACAAGGTAAGAGTCCTAATGAAGTATCTAATGAGTTCTACTCAAGATACTATCAAGATATTTTTACTAAGAATGTAAGTGAATTATCAATGAAAGTGAAACCAGTTGAAGAAGGTAATATTGACCTTAAGAATAGACCAGTAGTGAAAAACACTGATGGTACTATAAGCACAGTCAGAAGTATGTCATTTAGAATGGGAAATACAGAAATTCTTGTACCTACCGTTTCTGATGATGGTAAGATTTTGACTGAAAACGAAGCAATTAAACGATACTTAGATACAGGTAAACATCTAGGTAAGTTTAGAACTGCAGAGGAGGCAACAACATTTGCTAAACAACTTCACAATGAACAAGATAAAATGTATTCTCCTGGGAATACTCTTGATAATTTCTCAACCACTTCTGGAGGTGGAGCAGATAAAAAAGTAGGAGCTCAAAAGACATCTTATATGCCTAAGTTTATAACTGAGGCTAATGCAGGTGAAGTAGATAACATTCTTGTTAAACTTGCACAAAAAGAGTCTGGAGGATTACATATTAATCCGACTACTAGACAACTTGTAGAATCTCCTAAAGGAGCTAAGGGTGTTACTCAAGTAATGCCAGCTACTGGTGTTGATCCTGGTTATGGTGTTCAACCATTACGTGATCAATCAGAAGTAGAATACAAACGTTTTAGTAGGGATTACTTTGTAGCAATGCTTAAAGAGTTTAATGGTGATGTAGGTAAAGCTTTAGCAGCTTATAACTATGGACCAGTTAATGTTAAGTCATTAGTTAAGAAACATGGTGATAGTTGGTATAATAAACTACCATCAGAAACTAAAGATTATGTAGCATCTATACTATGAAGTTTGAATTTGATGAATCTTTAAGTAAAATTTTTAGAGCTGTAAAAGCTATAGGAGCTGAGGTAACAGGTATGGCTCCTAATAAAAAATTTGCTGAAGACGTAAGTGTAGAAACTTATGGTAAAGAATCACAACTTGGGGGTAAGGCTGATGCAATGCGTCATATTACATTCTCAGCCCTTGCTTCTCAACAATACTCTGAACCTGTAGCTAAAACTATTTCAGTCTTAAACGAAAATATTACTTATAATCAGAGTAAAGCTGAAAAAGATATGGATTATTCTAATGATGCTATAGGAAGAGATATAGCTAAAAAAGCAAAATCAAAAGAAGAAATTGTAGAAATGGCTAAAGAAGCTATTGATACTGGTAAAGCTAAAACAATTAAAGATACTACGGGTCCTTACTACTAAAGAGCTTTAATTACCATTACTGGTATGTTTTTCTTTTGAGAATACTTAATCGAGTACTCAGTTCCTTTACTCTTCCCATCCCAAATAGCCAACACCTTATCAGCATTATCTATTATCTGTTTAGATCTAATAAAGAAGTATTTACTACTAAACTCTGTACTAGGATCTAACAAATGGTATGGTAAGAACTCTACGAAATCATATCCGTGAGTTCTTGCATACTCTTTTGATATCTGATCAACTCCCTTAGCCCCTCCTGAGATAAATACAGGAGTTCCTACGACTTGTTCCTGGATGAACTTGTCGATTATAGGAATCACTATCTCAGGTTTATCTACACTCCTACTTCCAACAATACAGATCTTCATTGTTTCTCTAATGAAAATTGTAACCGCACAAAGAATAAGTCAATAAGTACATAACTAAAATACTCATCTTCTATATACTCAAATCCTACGTTTACACCTGTAATAAATTCCATATCAAATAACATATTATCTCCTAGATTTCACAAGAACCAGCAGTACATGCTAGTGTTTGTTGACCTGTTGTATTATCTTCTACTTCTAAGAAGTCTGCCCAATCTATACGATTAGGAGTCTTAGCAAGAAGTTCCTTGTATTGCTCCTCACTACAATCTTCGTAGGGAGCTTGTTGATATGTATGATTAGAATGTGGTAAGAAAGATACACCACTAATCTCATCAAAATGTTTCCATACCCAAGCACCTACTTCAGGCCACTCTTCATCCTTAACTGAGATAGTTACAGATGGTTTATGCTCACACCAGTGACGTTGGTAGATTAACCAAATTTCTAATTGCTCTATAGCAGTCTTATCATTTCTAAGAATAGCACCCTTAGGGGCTTTCATAGGGAAACTAAATACTGCAGTACTGTCAGGACGGAATACTTCATCCTCTACTGTGACTCCCTTCTCCTTGAGATAATCGTAGATCGGATCCTTTTTATCCATGCGTATGCGTCTAATATAAAAGTTATTGTGACGAGCGTGGATACCACTAGCGGAATCAACCAACTGTGACACAGTACCTGAAGGTTTAACGCAAGTAATAGAAGCAGAAGGTGCGATATCAAATTTCTTCGCATATTCCTCATTTGTTGCCCTAGCGACATCTCTTAGTTCCTCTAATAGTTTAGGATCAGGGTTATTAGTAACTTTAGCATCCATAATACCAGTTAAACTAACTCCTAAGAGTCTTTCGTCAGAAGTATTCTTAACCCAATCACTAGATAGAAATTGGAAATTAGTTAAGGTTGATTGGATAGTTCCGAGAATTGTCGCAAGTCTGACCTTACGCTTAAGGGTATCTCTGGTATCGTTTGCCCGTACAACCACTTCCGTAAGATTGCAGAATTGTTTATCACGAAGGATAATTTCTGAGCATGGATTCGTTCCGTAGCTGAGAGTCGGATCTCGTCTTCCCCACTTATTTGCTTGATTCTGAGCAGCAACACGATTAAAGATTCCTCGTTCACCTGACTTTGACTTAACCAAACTGAGCCACTCTTCCATGAAAGTTTCGCTATCGGGTTTTTCTGTATAGGCGACAGAGTTATTGGCAAGTCCTCTATGTGAATTATCATTGTACCACGCTCCTGTTTTAGCATCTCTCATACGTTTATCAGTAAGGTTAGAGAGTGAAATAAGAGCCGAACGTCTTACTCCTCCTACAACTACAATCTCACCTATCATACACATAATATCGTGTACTTCAATTGAATTTAACTTACGACCTTTGGCCTTTTTAAATGACTCTACTACAAAGTCAAAGAGTTTCTTGAGTGGTTCAGGGCCACTGGCACGACCTCCAAATACCTTGAGTCTTGCTCCTGCAGGTCTTACTTTAGTAAAATCAAAGGTAGGTATATCACCTTCCCATAGAGAAGATAATAGTTTCTTAAAGGCTTTAGCCCACCCTAGTTTACTATCCTCAACAAAGATAACATCATCTACATATTTTAATTCAGAAGGTACTTCAGGAAGTTTGTCTATCTCTTGACGTTCACAAGAGAATCCAACTCCTGTACCGTTCATGAGTATATATAAAGCTTCACTAAAAGCACGTTTATTATTAACAGCAAGATAGCTACAATTATAAGCAGCGATATTATCTCTTTCACAGGCTTCTCCAGCAGTCATGAGTAAACGCATAGAAGGCATAACTTCTAGGTTTAAAACTGAATTATATAACTCAGTCCACTCTGTTGTATCTAATTCTACTTTAGTCTTAAGGTAATCAGTTAAACGAGTAACTGTTTCTTCCCAATTTTCTCTACGTTTTTTTTCAGGTAAGTATCGAGCATATCTGCTCATTGCAATTACTTCTTGGTATACACTTGGTAAACTACTCATAAGTATCATATTCCTCTAATTCGTTATCGGTTTCTTTTAGTAATCTATCTAGATTCTCTTCAATTTTATCTTGAAACATATCTACTAGGTCTTCACTATTAATGTTTAATAGTTCTAATAGAGTAGTCTCATCAAATTTCTTGAGGTCATCGCAGAGTTCTTGGAAAGTACGTTGCATTATTAACTTTCTGATGACCGACCATAGTGATCGCCATCGTTTCTGTTCTGTTCAATAGTATCAACTTTATATACTTTTTGAACTTCACCAGTAGATTTATTTAATTCGTACTCTGTCATATCCTGTGTACTCAATTTCTGTTCCTTTATCCGTTTTCCAAAAATACGATCCCAGTTTTCTTGCCCCTCTTTTGAGAGAGTCTTTGATACTAGACGGGCACCTGTTATTTCGTTCTGACTTGCCAATTTCTACCTCCTTAAGTAGTTCTACATAGTGAATGACCTTATCTAAGTCATCTACTCCTCCTTTATCACGCCATCTACTGATGTATTTGATAATATTACCCTCAATATATGGGATATTATTAGCCGTAATATATTGAATTGGTTGGATTTTAAAGCCTTTATAATGCTGACCACCAATCTGTTTATCTAATGCACTCATTAAGTTATCTCCTTAGCTATTATTATAACATTTTATTATATACTTGTCAAACAAAATGTTCACGACTTATTAATAAAATTTCACATATTTCATCTGACATATCTTTGAACTTTTTTCTATGTTGATCATAGTCTTTATGATGATTATAATAGAAATATACATGTACCATCTCATGTAGCATAGTTTCAGCAATTTGGTAGAAGGTTTCGTTTAACATACTGATTTGTATACGCATTGGTTCAGGAATAAATAGACCCATATAGTCTTCAGCATCAGTTATTTCAAAAGTAATCTTACGACTAGGAGGCATACGTAATTCATTAATCCTCTTTT